CCTACCAGAATGGGAAGTGCTGACCACCCGTGTAACGGGGCGGGCGGGGAATATGCCCTATAGCTTCATTTGTGGTGATGGGAATCCTGGCCCACCGACCCACTGGATTAAGTCGCGTGCCAAGAGTCCCACAAATCCGAACGGTGCACTCACCCTCATAGAGTCCACGCACCGCGACAATCCGACCCTCTACGACCAGATCACTGGCGAGTTGACCGAGCGTGGACAACGCACCCTGGAAACCCTCGACCGGCTCACCGGAGCCCGAAAGATGCGCCTTCGCTACGGACTGTGGGCCCAACCAGAAGGCGCGATCTACGAGATATTCGATGAGGAGCGGCACAAGGCGGTATCATTCCCGATCCCCCTGGCCTGGCCGCGTGTAGTGGGGATCGACCCCCTAGGGGCCTATGTCGGTGCACTCTGGGCGGCCTTCGATCCCGCCGGGCGCGTCTTGCACATCTACCGCGAGTACCTGAAGCCTTTCGGCGTGACCACGCCAGAGCACGCCCATGCGATCCTGCAACTGTCGCAGGGCGAGACCATCTGGGCTTGGGTGGTGGGCGCGCCGTCTGAACGGCAGGCGCGGCTCGACTGGCAGGCCGCTGGGATACCAGGCATCGAACCGCCGCCGATCGGAGTCTGGGAAGGTATAGACAGAGTCATACAGCTTCTTGCTGATGGCGCGTTGGTCATCCATGACTCTTGCGTAAATCTGTTGAGTGAGATAGGATCGTATCGACGCAAGCTGACGCAGGGCGGGGAGCCGACCGAGATCATAGAGAGCAAAAGCGAATTTCATGGGTTGGATTGCCTCCGCTACCTAGCAGCCCATCTGCTCGGTCCGAAGGAAGAGATAGGCGTTCTATACGCTCCGGCTCATATAGGGCCTTCTTGGTGAAAAGGAGAATGCAATGGGTATCTTCATTGAATGAGGAATGAGGAGAGATTGGTATGCCAAACTTTCTTGAGACGATAAGGACCCGTCTGCCTCGGCTGGTATCAGGGGGTGAACTGCGGCGCATACAGGAGACCACACGAGCACTGGCCGCAGCATACTATGATGGCCCATTCCAGCTTCCCCCTGAGCAGCTTATGAGCCAGCTACGCGAGGTCGACTCGACAGTGCTGAGTGACCTGGTGCAACAACTCTACTGGGAGCAGATCGGGGCGGGCTATTCGATGGACTTGGCCCTCGCACGCAACCGGGCGATCGATGAGTCACGCCGTCTCTGGATCTATTCGGTGCTCACCCAGTGGTCAATCTGGCTGTGGACCAACTACGGCTTTGGTGAGAACATCATCGTGACCGCCAAAGACGCTAAGCCAGAGGGCGAACTCAAAGAGGCCATGACGGCACTGAGATATGGCGAGGACTACTTTCGCGAGTTCTGGGAGGATAAGAGAAACCAGTCCGTGCTGGCAGCCGACAAACTACACTCACTGTCGAATCGGCTGTTGGTGGACGGCAATCAGTTCCTGTCCTATTCGGCCTCGACCCTAGATGGTGCGGCGACCGTGCGGAAGATCAAACCATCCGAGATCGCCGAGATACTGACCGACCCAGAAGATGCTAGCACGCCCTGGTTTTACAAACGGCAATGGTCGACGAAGGGCGAAGTCCGCGAGTGGTACTATCCGTCGTGGGAAGCCTTCTTCAGCGACGATCTGGACAAGAAGGCAGAGATTTTGCCCAAAGGTGCACGGCGTGCGGACACGATGCGGGCCGGCGAGGGGAATGAACGGCCCGGCACTGCGGTCTGCTTGCAGCACATCGCCCACAACTGCAAGGAGGAGGACAGCCTCTGGGGCTGGCCCCTTGCGGTGGCCGCAGCACCCTGGCTCAGGGAGCACAAACACTTCCGAGAGCACCGGGCAGCGGTGGCCGCGTCACGAGCCATGTATACCTGGAAGGTGGGTGTGAAGGGCGGCTCGCGTGCCGTCGGGAGCGTGAGGGGCCAACTTGAAAGTGCCTTCGCCACAGGAGGTACGCGAGAGACAAATCCGCCACCTGTGGCTGGTTCTACCTGGGTGGAGAATCCCGCAGCGGTGCTAGAGGCATTGTCCCAAAAGACGGACGCAGGCGACGCCAAGGAAGATGGCAACGCACTGGCCTGGATGGGGCTGCTCGGTCTGGGCGTCTATCCACACTATGGCGGCATTGGCGACGTGCTACGGTGGGCGACGGCGCAGATGCTTGAGGGGCCAATACTGAGACAGTGGTCACGTTACCAGCTCTTCTGGTCGGCACAGTTCCGGACTATGGTACGGATTGTGCTACTCTTCAGGGAGAAGTACGGGGGTGCGAAGTTCTCAACCTATGAGGCGGAGGTCTCCACCGACCGGCTGGTAGAGACTGACCTGGCGGCTATCACCAGCTCGGTGAGCGACTTCTATGACAAGGTACTTGTGCCACTCATCACAGGGGGCATAGTGAGCGCAGATCTGGCCAAGAAGATCACAGCGCGTGTCCTGCGCATCATGCTGCAGGCCCTGGGGGTGAGTGACGCCGCCGACGTGGCGAGTGACGAGGCATTCGAAAGAAAGGAGGGGGAGACGGAAGAGAGGGAGTTCACGTCGCCGGAGGCACGTGCTCTATTTGAGGCGGCGGAGCGAATAGTGCAGAGGGGATAGAAAAAGGAGGAATCATGACTGAAGATCCGTATCTGGAGCGGTATCTACAGCTTCGCAAAGTGGCGTTGACGAAAGGCTTTGATCTGCGCTATGGCCGGAGGCGGGCGAACATTGTGGATGTACTGCTGGGTGACGTAGATTGCAAAGAAGGGGCGCTGACGGGAGAAGAGCGATTGCAAGTAGTCAATGCCAGTGACTGCGTTACAGTATGGGCCAGCTCTTTTGCCGATGCCGCCACAGTCTTCCAGGAGCTGACTGATTATCTGGAGACGCCAGATTCTGACGATCCAGGCATTGCACGTGCGGCATGTGCTCGCAAAGAAAGTCAGGAGATGGTAGAACAGATAGTGGCATGGGTAACAGAATTGGTGGGTGCGGAGGAGTGACATGGAGACACCGACCATCATAAGGGTCAGTCTGGAGCCCTTCTGCCTGGCCTGCGGCGGGGGGTTGGAGCTGCAAGAGGAGGTACGGACGCCGCACATTGCGGATATTGACGGGTTCCTCCCAGTCTTTGTGCTACCGCAGCCTTGTCCGTGGTGTGGGAAGGCGCTGAAGACCTGGGACGTCGGCTGGCGGGAGAGGGGAAAGGAGGAGTAATGATGGAAGACAGTGCTCTGTTCAAATACAAATGGCCCACGTTCCGCATGACCGTGTATCCGGGCTATATCGATCTCTGGGAGCGGCGGGGTCTGCTATCCCAAGAGGAGACCATCATGATCTCGGAGGTGACCGCGGTGGGAATCTCGCGGATGGGGAGGCTGCAACTGACGACTCGCGATGGTGCAATGCGTAAACTAACCGTGGGCGCCAAAGCTAAGAGGGCCAAAGCTGCCATCCTGCAGGCGATGAGGATGCCATGACTGACCGTGACCAAGGATCAGAAAGGGAGGCTTACGGTGAAAGTTAGAATTGGTGCTGAGAATTCTTGCGAGAGGGTCAAGGGGCTACCTACACCCCATCTTGACTTGGTATTTGAGAAGGATGATTCGCCGGACTGGGCGAGGATGTACATCGTGGAGCAAGGCGAGGCCATCAGCGACTATGGGCCTCCGTCACCCTATCTGCGAGTGACCATCTCAGATCTGGCTGCTGTTGTGGCGGCGCTGTGCAAGGTATCCGTGGAGTCGACCATAGTGGCGAACAACAGATGGACAAAGGCAAATGTGACCAAGCTCCACGCAGCATGGCGTGAGGCGATGGAGTGATGACCGATCGCGACCGCTGGGCTGAATCGCAGATAGCCGGCCTCATCGAATCAGGCATAGACCCGCTAGACGCCGAGAAGGTCGTCGCTGCTGCGCTAGCCGCGATACCGATGGGCGAGGACCCGGCGACCTACGTCCAGATGCCGATGGCTGCTGCGCGCGATGCAGAGATCACAGCCGAGGATATAGCCGATGCGCGGGCCGATTGGTATGCGAGTGATGACGTGCCACAGAGGTACAAGCGGCTGCTGGACGCGAGGGAAAAGGAGGGATGATGACGACTCACTACGGCGGGTGGTGTACGCCGAAGGTGTGTGAACTCGGCGAAGTTCTGGAGCTGCTCGACCCACAGCGGTCGAAGTGCGTCAAGAGCCTTAGTTCCGATTTCGAGGGACGACTGATCGTGGAATGCACGCTACCGCTTGACGTGGAGACGGCTGTCGGGCTACAGATTCTGGGCGACCTGGCAGTGGCAGACCCTGGTCTGGAATTGACCATCCTGGCAAGATTGAAGGAGGGTTAATGCCTGCCCCCCGCGTGATGCGCCTTCTGCAAGGATATTTGTGGGACGCACGTACCCATAACTACGTTCGCGCTGCCACTGGCCGGTTCGTGGCCCGCATCCGTGTCGTCGAGCTGCTGGAGTCCTCAGTTGCCGGGCGTGAGCGACGGCTGTACGAAGGAGTTAGACGGCTTGCGGACGGCACGCGCAGCCCACAGGTCTTTCTATCTCACGCGAAGGTCATGCTCAAGCGCCAGTATCTGCAGGAGGGTGCGCTGGCCGCTGGTGGTTGGGATCAGTTGACGCCCGCCGACTTTGGGCGTGTCGGCGGCAAGCTCCAGGCTCAGTACCGGCGGCTGGCCGAGATGACAGCGGGGGTTCGTGACGGCGAGGTGTCCGAGGCCCAGGCCCTTAGCCGGATGCAGATGTATATGGGCAACGCGAGGGCGGAATACTTCGAGGTCGAGCGAGAGCGGCTGCCACCAGTGCCGCAAGGCCAGACCAGGATTGAGCGGCGGGTGTTGGGGGCGTCGAAGGGAGGGCCATGCCCAGACTGTGTGGCCTTCGCCGATATGGGGTGGCAGCCGGAGGGGGAGCTGCCAATTCCCACGCAGGGATCGGTCTGCGACGGCCATTGCAGATGCGCCATGCACCGCGCCGAAGTGGACGCCGAGCAAGCTACGGCCGCGATTGGAACGAAAGGGAGACCATGAGAAGGACTTGGTTTGCTCTGATGGCCATCCTGCGCTATCTCGTGACCGGCTACTGCGGGTATGTGGGTTGCGCCCACGTGGAGCCTTACGGCTTCGTGCCCGAGGCTGGCTGCCCCGTCCATGACAGTGACTCGCACCTCTCCTGCTGGGCCAGGAAGGTGAGGAAGGGCCGCGAGCGGTCGCCTTGGCGAGTAGTGGCGACCACTTGGGAACTGACAGAGACGAAAAAGGAGAGACAGAAATGACAGAACAAGAGGATACGCGATTGTGCAATACCGTACATATGGGGTCTAGTGAATCGCAGCCCGACAGCACCTTGCCTGATTATTGTGTTCAGCGTAGTTTCCTGAAGGCTGATACATGCCGCCGTTACCCCTTTATCAAGGGCTTCCTATCACGGGCTAAGAGGCGGAGAGAGCCGTAGTCGATGGCTAACTGGGTTCAGCAAATCCTACAAGCGAATCCTGACCTGGCAGCGATGCCCGTTGCGAAGCGGGCGCGTCGCTCCCTGCACCTGCGCCGTCCTGACGGGAAGATTCTGGGGCTGTTCACGGGTGGCCCCATACACTATCAGGACGAACAGGATGCGTGGCAGGCCCTGGACACCATGCCCTTGTACGACGTGGGGCGTGGCCTGTGG